TAGTTTTTGCTCCAATGTATAGCTGTGTTGAAACCTTGACCGAGTTGCTTGCAATTTGTAAGTCTGAAGCAGTTCCGTCGCCGTCATATAAAGTGCGTAGAGTTCCATCGATTCCTCCTGTTTCTCCTGTGTGGATTAATTGGACGTATCCCTGGTTTACAGGTGTGTTCCCCAGTGCTGTGTTAGAGCTCATTTATCGATGTCCAGTTCTTTGTAGAGTTCACGATCTGTCATTCGTTTTGACCCTCTTCCGATGTCGTCTGAAAAAATAACAGGCTTACTGATCAATCTGGTTAGTGTTCCGTTACTTTCACAGTTATGTACATTTTTGTCACATTTTTTAAGCTTTGGCTCGTTTATTCCCTGAATTGTTTCAAATCTTTTACCGCAGCTACATTTATATTCGTATATTGGCATTTCTATCCTCTTTTAATTCTTTTTTAATGGTAATATAGGGCTGCGTAAAAACAACCCTATATTTAACCGTTTTGTAAGTCCGATTATGGATTTACAAAGTTTACAACACCTAATGCTGTTGAATTTGCTGCGTGTGATAGTGCTGCACCAAATAAAACATCAGCAACAATTGAAGTTGCCAAGTGGTCAATGTCGTATGATGATTGCACTCTTGGTGCGAACTGTTGAGCATAGTAGACAGAGTTTCTATTGAAAATAGTTGATGTCTCGTCTCCTGTGCCTCCGTCGTCATCCCAGTCTTCTGATGGATACACGTTTAATACATATGCATTGATAATTCTACCATTTGCTAATGGACTTTCGTTGTCTCCTCTTTTCTGAGCTTCTGTAAAGTCTCCTAATGATAGAAGGCTCATATATGAAGCTGGAGAACAGTAGAAGAAGTGATCGCCATCTGTGTAATCGTGCCCTGCATCAAGAAGTTTTTGTAAGCCTTCTCTGATTAACGCTGTTGTAAAAGTGTTATCAGCTGTAAGTGTTACATCGTTTCCTGTTGCTGATTGTAGTACGTCTACAGCGATGTAGTTTTCGATCTTTTTCGCTAAAGAGTAGCCGATGCTTTTTGCATACGCATTGAAGAGATCAGCACTTTCTTGTACTTTTACAATATCTTCAATTCTTTTAGCTTCGTATTGATGTTGGTCCAGTGATAACTGTACCACTCCGTCTGTGTTAGCAGAATAAGTTACTGCTGTATCAGCTGCTTTAGCTGCTGCAGTTTCTTCTGTCACTTTAGGTATGTTTAAAGTGTCGCCGCCATTTGCTACCAATGATGAAAAGTCGAGCACTTGATTACGCAATAAGAATTGTCTTTCTGCATAGTCAAGGATAGCGTCTCTCCAGAGTTCTGGTATAAAATTAGCAGCTGTTGTTGTTGTTACATTTGCCATGTTATGTCATCTCCTTAAGATGGTTCTTTAGTTGTTTTTATATCCGTCTATGACTTGCTTCCAAAGTGTAGGATTCCTTCTGGCTTTTTCTCTATCTTCAGCTGTCAGGTCTTCCCATTTACTGTTTGCAGCAAACTTTCCGCTTGCTGTAACTTCTTTGGCATCTGTCACTTGCACTTTTTTATTACTCAATCTCTCGATGTGTTTTTCTAATTTAACAGTTGATAAATCCTGATATATTTCTTGATCTTCATCTGAGAGTTGAGACAGCAGATGTTCTCGTCTTTGTTTTTCTTGTATTTCAAAAGTTTCAACGATCGGCTTTAGCTTTTCGTTTTCTGCTTTAACATTTTCGTACAAAGATTTAAACTCTTCCTTTTCTTCCAGTTGTTTTTGTTCCTGGAGTTTGAGGTTTTCTTTGAGTTCATTTAACTCAGCTTCTGCTGTTTGAGCTCTTGTTCGGTACTTTTTGCTTTCTGCAATCAAGCCTCCGACTTCTTCATTGTTTACTTCCTGCGTAGAAGCTTCTACTACTGTTTGTTCTTCTACTATTGTTTTTTCTTCGGACATACTGTCTCCTTCTTTTTTTTATTGTTACCCAATTGTTTTTATTTTGATAGGTTTGCTTTCATACTTTTTAATCTTCATGTCCACTATTCTATCTAAAAATTTTCTGGCTTTTTCTCTGTTTGTAGGATTTAATGTTGTTATTACATATCCTCTTGCTTCGTTTTGTCTTATAATGTCTGCTCGTTCAAACACTAACAGTCCTTCTGTCTTGCGTCCTTCTGGTCTTATTCTGTTTTTGGTTTCTCCTGTTAAGATCAAGTTAACGCTTCTGGTGTATGTATTTAGTGATTGACCTCTTAGTTCTTTTGGTCTTCCTGGCTCAAAAGACGCAGCTTTTTGTGCTTTGTATTCTTTTGACTTATATCTATGTCTTCCGTTTTGTAGTACTCCTCTTTCCATGTCTCCAACGATTAGACCTCTTGCATATGATGCTAATTGTCCATAATTCTTTTTAGTAAATTGTACGACTTCGTGTGCTTGCATTATACTGGTATCCATTCGTGTCTGCAGTTGTACCCACCGCCACCTTCAAATGTTACGCCTGTTGTCAGTGTATTTATTTCGTCTATGGTTAGCCCTTCGTCTGGCACTGCTGCCAAGGTATCGCTACATATTTCTCTTGTTCTATCATCTAAAATTCCAACATATGAAAACTTTTGTTCTGGAAATTCATTAAAAAGTTTTGCTGTTGTTGCTCTGTTAAACCTTGCGAAGCTGTCATTTAGTAATGCTGCTTGTCCTGGACTGCTTAATGCTCTTGTTCCGCCGTAGTTTTGCTGTATTTGTTCCAGGATTGATTCTGAGGATTGTCCTGTTAGTAAACCTCTAAGCATTGCAGTTTTTATTTCGTCTGCGTATTGTCTTATCCCCATTGATAAGCTATCCAGGTCCAGTACTGCTAATGTTTCGATCGCTTGCACTGCTGTGACTGTTTGCTTTGTCTTTTGTGCTGCTGTTAACACTCCATAGGTTTTTACTGCTTGTGCGTCATATGCGTTTTTGACTTTGTTTAACAGTGCTGTTAGTCCGAGTTCGTTCATGTCATCTAATAAGTTTATTTGTTCAAATGCTGACTTTAGTTCTGCGTCGTTTAATATTGATAGTCCGCTTAACACTTTACCAATCTTTTCTATTAATTGGTTCTGTATTTTTGCCATGTCTTTTTCGTAAAAGTTTAAATCTGCCATTATTCTTGTGCTTTAATAATTTTATCTATCAGTGTTCCTTCGGCTGTTGGTGCTTCTTGTGGTCTTTCCTGGTCTATCTTTTCTACAATTTGTTCTATTTCTTCTTCTTTAAAGTCTGGATTTTTCTTACGTAGATAGCTTTGTCTTGTTTCCAGGTCGTTTGCAAATGCCCAAGTATAGTATTTAATTTCTTCATCCTGGCTCATTGGTACTTCTCTTTCAGCAAAGTCTACACTGAATTGGTCGCCTAAGTTTACACCCCCTGAAACTTCACAGATTCGTTGTGCAATTTTAAACTGTTGCTGTTCAAATGGTCGATATATCTGTTCTATGTCGCTTCTTAGTGCGTCCATTAAGTCCAGTTGGCTCATCTTTTTAGATAGTCCGCTTTCCTGTCCTTTGTCGGTCCAATTAATTCTTACATTGTTTGCTTGTGCTATGCTGTCTACCATATACTTGGTTGACTCTATCATTGCTTGGACGTTTGCGTTTGGTGTTGCGTAGCTAAAGTTTGCACCTTCTGGTAATACTAAGGCTTTATCTTGTCCCAGTGTTATGCGTTGTTCTGTGTCCAGTCCTGTAAATACTGGCTGACCAAGTTGAAACCTGCCATGGAGGGCAAGTTCTGTTAGCATGATGTTTACTGATCGCATTCCGTTTACCAGATCCGTTGCTCCTTCTCTGAAGAAGTCCCTTGTATATGCGTGTCTGTGTGCAATGTTAAAAGGTATTATGTCTCCGTATGGATTTCTATCGTCTGGAACAACTGAGGTTATTTTACCTCTACTGCTTATCATAAAGTGTTTACCTTCCATATCTTCGGTATCTTTACTCCAGAACATATATTGTGCGTCTTCTGTTCTCGCTTGTAGTTGTGATTCTACTTGGTACATTACAGCAAATGGTTCATCTTCGTTTGGTTTAAAAAAAGGGACGAAGAAGTGGATAGGTCTGTATTTTAGTTTCTTTTCGTTGTCGTCCCAGTGTGTGTATAATGCTTCTGTTCCTAATAAATAAACTAACTGCTCAAATTGTTTAAGAAAACTGTCCAGGTCTCCTATAACATCTGTGTATTTCTCGTTATATCTTATTGGCGATTCCTGGTACACTAATGTTCTTCTTGATATAATGTTTCTGGTTAGGTTAATATAAGCAGGTGGTATCTGTGATAAACTTTCGCTGTCAAAATATTTCTTTATGTCATGTTCCAGGTTAATTCCTTCATAATAATCCAGGAGTCTTTCTCTTTCTTCCATCTCTTTGTTGTAGCCCTCTTCAATGGTTTCCATGAGGAGCTCGTATAGCATTTTTTCTGTTAAATTATATATAATCATGATTTATACCTTTTAAAATTTTTGAGTTGTTCGCTTTCTATCATCTTGTCTTGAAAGTCTTTTATCATCTCTTTGTTATATTCTTCTT